ATTAACTCCTCCTCTCAACAATGGGGTGAAGGTGACTGAATCGTCTTCCTGAAGTTGGTACGTAGAGCTGGCTTCCCGCCCATCAACAGTAACCCTCATGCAGTGAAGCACGGGCCCCAGGCCCACCTCATCTGCCAAGCCAGCGAGGCACGTACCCACAGGCAGAGAGACAACCCGAGTGCCACCATTAGGCGTGGCCACAAGCACTTGGACCTCCGGGCCATCGTACACAAACCCGCAATGAGCCACAGGCTCATGGGCTTCCTCCGTGAGCGAATAGGCTGCTTCCCATGAATTCGGGTCTAAACCCATCGAGTCATCAGGTAACATGGGAAAGTCGGGCCCCGGCTCGTCATCTGGCTCATCTGCGAACTTCGAAAACCCACTAACCTCCCCGCTCCACATGGTGTGCTGGTCTATCCAGCGATTTAAACCACCAGTGTCCACGTCACACAACATCTGCAATATAGGCATGTCGTGCTCCTGACCTATCAGGGCGGAAGCCGCCCATCTCTTAACGAGGACATGCATGTCCTGAGTGTATCCATACACGGCATAAAAGTCCGCCCACGTAGCGGCCACGGCTTCCCCGCTGTTGACCTTGCGTGGCAGCCACGGTTCTGAGCGCGGCTTCAACACTCCTTCGCCGCGCGTCTGAAGCTCTATGCTTTCCAAAACAGCCTGGAGGGGGGGGTTGCTGGACACGCGGGGCAGAAAACTGAGGGCGGCCCCGCGAGCTATTTCCCTAGCCTGCTTCGGGTTTTGGGCCTTAACCGACCACCCGAGCTTGGCCAGGACCTTCCCAGGGCAGTCGAGCCACTCCAGCCCGAGGCTCGTGGTAAACAAACGCATAGAGCAAAACTCGTAGTCTCGGAACTCGTAGACGTGCTTACTCTCAAACTCGAACCCTAGCTCACTCAGAGGCCCCGCCCAATCTATACGTTGGTCCTCCTGGAACATGGTAAGACCATCGTCCCCGGCCCCAACAATTGTGACCAAGTGGGACGCCTCCTGCGGGGTCTTGCAGGTCTGTGTGCAGTAGACAAACGCTCTCATCGTATTGTTGAGCCAGGTATTGAACAAGGTGGTCCAGGCCCGCCCCGAGCCCAGGAGCTCGTGGAACTCGAAGGCCCAGCCCCAGCGAGACTGCCCCGTAGTTGTGGCGGATGCCCTAATGACATCAACGGTCCCAGATGGAACGCCATGGCGTTGACAAAACCACAAAAAGAGTTCAAGGAGTTCCGTGGCCCTACAGGCATCATAATTCCCGAAATCCGAATTGTCGGCTGACGCTGGTTGCCTGCTATTAATAACGGAGGCAAGCAGGTTAACGTCACATCCAGGGCCATAGACAAGCCAGTTATGCTCGTCCCATTTGGCCCGGAGAATCCCCTGAAGGCGCTTAATGGCTGGCATGGTGAGGACTGTGTTGGCCGGGCTACTGCACATGATCTGGCGGGGCTTAACATCCACCTCGCCCTCCTCCAGATTGGGTTCCTCCCCATCCAGAACACTATTGCCCTTCGTGTTGGTCTCTCTCTTGACCATCATCTTGGTCTCATTAAGTTTCTTGAGGGCGGTGGGTGTGAAAACACTATAGCAAGAAGTGCCTTCTGCCATCATCTCGGAATGAATCTGGTACATGGCATCCTTGAGCACGGTGGAAGAGTTGCATTCGGCAATGCACTGCCGCACAAACAGATCATAAGCTTGAGGAGCTAGCGGGACATGAACTTTAACCGGCGGCCCATACAGGTCTTCAGCGAATGTCTTCACCCAGGTGCACATGCTTTGAATATAGTCCGGATTAACTTGAGGTCCTGCTTGCATGCCTCGCACATCCAACGCCACGCTCTCATTCCAGGCATTGGTAGCTAAGACGACCGGTTCATAACCCTTTATGCCAAATCCAGTGCAGTAGGCCTCACGCTGTGTATGCCGGTCACTCCTATCCAGGTGCTTAACTCGAGTTTTAATCGCATCAGCCCGAGGCCTGGTTACATCCCTGGTCTTGGCTAGGGCCCCATGAATAGAGGGGAGGTCGAGAACAGGCCTCGCCAACGCCAGCGCTCCCTTAGCTATGGCCCAGAAGATACCTACCGTAACAGCAGCCCCAACACACGCCGCCGTGGCGGCACCGAGTGCGAGCGCAGGGACTGCTGCAACGGGCGCGGCGGCGGCCACTGGCAACCCGGCCAACACTGAGCCGAGCACCCCGCAGACTAAGGCACGCTTGGCCTTGAGGCTCCAAGCGCGACCATGCAAAACGGCCTGACACTGAGCACGGCTCTTGGCAGCATAAGAGTACCCTATAACAGGGCCCCAAAGCTTCGCGGCATGTGAGTCGGCGGGGTCGTCGAAGGCTATACGCCGTGTGAGGGCCGCACACACCTCCTTGGAAGTCAAGAAGGCTTCCTCTGTGTATTCGCGGTGGGCCCAAAACTCGCCCATCGCATCCACCAGAAAGCTGGGCAGCTTCACCCTGGTGAGGCCCGTCTCAGTGTAAGCATGCCAGCCCGGTATGCCCAGGCCATGGGCCCCTACGAACCCGACGTCCCCGAGGCGCGGCACCTGGTAATGCTCATACGTGCACCTCAGGTTTCGCGCTTCGTGGTTGGCCATCATCGCATTGCCTCGACTGGTCCTATAGACGGGGTAGAGACCACGCTCGGTGCCCACAGGGAGGCAACTGGGCGGGGACCTCGGCGTGGCAAGACTGAATTTCTCGCCCTTCGGAAGCCGAGCAATGGCCTCCCTAAGGGCCTCAAGACTCTTAGCTGAGGCAGTCTCGTCGACTCGCAGCTCCGCCTCCTGCACCTTCACTCTTATTGGTGGGGGGGCTTTGAGGGCCAGTCTGGTGGGTTGTGCGTGCTTCACCTTACGATGTGGCGGGGCTGTGGGGCCGATGGGCGGGCTAGAGCCTCCCCGCAACAAAGCCCTCCTCTCACTAGACAGGGACGCAGCGGGCGTGACAAGATCCGCATCCGCCTCAGAACTTTCGTCGCTGCTCAAATCCGAATCGTCTAGCCCCGCCAAACAGGCGGCGTAAGTTGGGGCCTCGAAGGGGCCCAAAGCTCGCCCCATAAGCCCCTCCATCTGATCAGCAAGGGTAAGGGCTTCATCATACCCAGG